TGAGCCCACCAAAATCCGGGCACGGGATGACGTTGGACGCTCGAATAGCAGCAAGTAGTTCACCGTGAGATGTAATAGTGGTAGTGAAAGCCACATTTGACTTAGAACCGCCAACCATAAAATCAAGAGGGGCCGCAAAATCGAAATCACCGAAATACTGGATGTCGTCGTCTTCTGGTTCGAGGACTATCTGCATAGAACCCTGCGGGAAATTGAACGGTCCGGGTGGGCCCACAGGAGGCGGTAAAGAGCGCAATTTGACGATTGTGTTATCTTCAGGGACGGCGGCCAGTTCATCAGTCAAAGGGTTAAAAGTGCTACCATCAGAAGGGGCGAAGCTAAGGGAACGATGCGCACTGAAAGTAGAGGATGAGTCATCATCGTCGAAAGAGTCATCATCGCTGCTGGGACTACAATGATCGAGTACAACGGCCTTGGTCTTACCAAACGCTTTCGCAGAAAATGGGACTGGACGAACGATGTGAGCGTGTTGGGCGAGGACGGCTAGAGGCGGCGCGAGTGGGGCGCTGGAGGACGCAGCAGTGGAGTATTGCGCGGGCACAGAGGTAGGCTTGATGATGTGCGTAGGAGAGGGTTTCTTGAGGGCGCGAGATATTCCTTTCGAGGCATCAGTAGGCTTGATAGGGCCGTTGGTCCGAGGCGTCTTGTTTGGGGCCGGGATGTTAAAACTGGTGGGAGCAACCAAAGACACATTAGGCGGCGCAGGTGCAACCGCGACGCGCAATTTAAGATCTTTGCGAGACAAGGCCTTGTTGATGTGATCGGCGGCAATCGTATGAGTTAGCATGTGCGAATTGGAGGCGTCAAGGACATCATACCCGCGAATCTCGAAATATGGGTAATAGTAAAATTCAGTACCATCAGAGATAGACAAAAGGTGCCGATAAAATTTCGTTAGACGGGTGAGGGAACCGGGGTCAGTAGGGAGATGCGGTCTCCACGTGAGCGTTCGCCAGAGGTAAGAGATGTAACCGGACACAAAGTTTTGCTCAAAACGATCGTGGAGGGCAGTATAATAATTCTTCCAGAGATCGATGTTTACAGACGAAGTGAGACGACGAACATGACAACAGATGATGGCGTGGGCAGCGACAGAATACAGTTCTTCATTGGAGAGATTCCACCTTGGATAAATGGTCTCTTCGCGAATGGTCACCTCGGCTGCGTAACCGCGGATGCGCGACACAAGAGATTCGATGTTCTCTTTGGAGCCACTGGTCTGGGCGAAAGCGAGGACGGCGTTGA